ACACCGAAGCCGATTTTTCCAAAATATTTGCTCATTTTGAAATCCCCTTTGATTTGCTAGATCAGGACTGTCCGGGCTCTGCGGGTGTTACGGTTGTAGTAACAGGCTCCTCGATTACAAGGAAGGAATACAGGCCCATGGTAGCGCCAGACAGACGAGTCTCGATCAGAGAGATCAGCTGGTTGAAGCGAATATCGAAATCAGTAAAGTGGGTGATCTCGCCGCCCTTGGTGCTGCCGACGCCGTAGTCTTTCATGTTACCGATGATGCAAAGCAGCTTATGCTTATTGCCCTGAGCGTCGGTTCTGATCCTATTCTTGAACTGCTGTACACGATGGATGGATCCAACGTTGAGTTCGCTGGCCAGCTCATTGACATTGCTGCGGATTCTGCGACCGTTACGATCACGAGCCTGCATAAGTTTGTTAAGCATCCAAGGATCGATGTACATGTCGGGAGTTCCGGTGCCCATGAAATCGATGAATGCATCCTGAACGGCTGCGATCAGAGCCTCAGTGTAGATGAAATTGTCGCTGAAATATGTTGCGGTATCGGTACCCTGGATCTCGGTGCGAGCAGCAGCGATGTCGAGGTCTTTGTGAATTGTATAAAGATCGTCATCAGTCCAGATAGGACGAATATGAGTAGGATAGATCTTGCCCTTAGTGCCGTTGGGCCTTCCATCGCCAAGCAGAATCGCGGTTGCAAGCTCCTGCTCAAGCTGACCACGATCAATGTTGTACTGCCACTGGACGTAATCGAAGTCAGTGATATCGATGACATCATCTCGCTCGAGCTCGGACTCGACATAGATGGTCTGAGGATCGGTCTCTCTGCGCATCAGCTCATAGTTGCCGACGAAATCTTTCTGCTCGCCCTTCTGGTATCCTCTTGCACGAAGATCATCGTGGTTGCCGTTGACATTTCTGATATCGACATGGCGAGTCCTTACTCTGCTGTAAGGAAGCTTGGTGGTTCCGTTGATGATAGAAGACACCCAGCTGCGATCATCGGTCAGAAGCTGCGGGGTCTTTGGGCCATGAAGCTGATAATCAGGGAAAAGCCATGTAATGTTTCCATCAACAGTAGTGTCCTGATTGAAACCGCTGCTGGTAAGTCCATCATGAACCAGCTCGAGGTTGTTCTGTGCAAGGTAGCCGTTGAAGGTATCCCTGAAGGATGCGTTGGCGGTCTTCGCGGAAACAACGATCTCATTGAGATCAGAGTGAGTGAGAACGTCGCCCTGCTGTGTATCCTGATCGAATACGTTGTGTTTCATATCTTCTTTCTCCTCGTCTTTATCGCCACCCTCTTTGGCATCTTCGATAGCAGCGCCAACAAGAGCGTAAACGACTTTTTTCTGTTTTTCGTTCATTGTTTCAAACACATCTTTGATGGTTTCCTCGCCATCATCAGTGTCTTTTTCTTCGGACTCGGGTTTTGTGTCCGCTTTCTTTGTAGAATCTTCAGCCACTTTTTTCTCCTTTTCATCAGCGTGATAGAGCTCAAAGTTTTCGCCCATAAAAATAACAGCCTCATCGACTGTTTCAGCTCCATCTTCGGAATGGGTAACACTTTGTGGCTCAATAAATGCTCCTGGATTCGCTCCAGCAAGAACGATGCTTACTTCACGGATCTTTCCATGGATCACATCAGAACCATTCTGCTTAAGACGATTAGCATAAATGGATAGACCCGTAATATCGCCATGTGCGATAAGTGCTTTAGCAAGTTTTCCGTTCTCAACATCCGTGTTGAGATAGCAATTACTAAACACACCATCTGGACGATTGATCAGTTCCGCATGACCGATCACAGCGTCCAAGTTGGTATGGTCATGATTGTACACAAGCGGCACTGTCTGACCGTCGCAATCTTTAAAGGCGTCTTTTCTGATGATTCTTCCGTCGGAGCACAAAACGTCATTGCGAGTTACATACCCGCAAAAGTCAGGTTTCCTCGACATTTTGAATTTCTCCTTTGTCTTCTGATTCTTTTGTTTTCGGTGATTCTTCCGAGACCTTGCCGGTGCTTTCGACCGTGTCAACATTTGGATTAGTCAACTTATCAGCATTAGGATCATCGGACGGTTTCATGCCGATAATCTGTCTCGCCTCATTGGAAGTCATTACTCGGTTTGTAATCATTGTTCCAAGCATTTCAGAAAGCTTGTCAAGAGGAACCAATCTAAACTGGTCTCTATAGTAGGCAATTGTCTGCCCTCTTGTTCTGGCATTCTGAGTAAGAAACTTACGTTTCATCTCGTCGGCAATAGCAGCCAAAATTGGTTCAATAGTTCTGGTGTAGTAATTGAGCATGGTTTCGGGAGTAGCCGTACCATCCATAATCTCCTTGGTTATTCCAAGCTGACTGTAAAGAAGACCAGTAAGGAATTCAATCTGCCCAAGGAGCGTGTTGTCCAAAGGGCGGTTAAGCTGAAACACATGCTCTGCAGAATCTGTATAAGCTATTCCGAAACGAGAATTAGCAAGCTGCTCTTCAATACTTGCAATGTTCTTCTGAGCTCTGTCTCTAAGTCGATCTCTACTTGTTCCGTAAGGTAGCTGAATCAGCATGTTGAGTTTGTCCGATCCGTTACGTTCATCAATAAAGTCCAATAGAGAAAGCTTTCTCATGAGACGTTTCGCTGTAGAGTTTGGTTCATTAACAACTGCGTAAAGAGGATTTTCTACAATAGCAACCATACGCTTTTGGTAAACGACCTCTTCTTTTTTGCCAGTGAATTCGTTGTATAGTTCGACGCGAACCTTAGATGGGTGCCACTGTACAATTCTGCCAGCCCTAATGTTTTCGATCCCATAGGAGTCGGATTTGGTTGGATCGTCATCTGTGACTATTGGGCAAATAGCAACACATCCCTCATCCATCATCGACGCAACGACATCTTGAATGAAAGCGCGACCAGTCTGGTCAAGGTTGGCGTCAAGAGTTAAGCAGTTGTTTAATCCAGACAGTATGTCTTTTTCATAACGCCCATCTTTGTCAAGCTGAGCATGTTTAAGTCCTATAGACGCTACATCGAGAGAAATTCTGTTAAACACAGACGTTACAATAGATCTGTCATTTCCTCTCGTATAGTGCGTCCTGTCCGGCCGATGGTAATAGGAAGAACCCAGATCGTATTCCGGAGTGGGGTCTTTGTTAAAGAATGCGTTCCAAGCCTGTTTAAGCCTAGAACCTATTGAAAAGTCCGGCATTTTGAATTCTCCTTTTACTTTCTCGTGGCCTGTTTATACGCTGTATAGAAACCGAGTATAGATGCGCCAACACCGGCTAAAGCTCCGGCGGTTTCTATATATTCCATCGTCTTTGATCGCCCAGAATTGTATTGTTTCTTAGCAACATTGCGAAATGCTTCTTCCGCCTGGTATCGGTTAACGTAATCTCTAAGTTCTTTCTCCGAGTAATGAGAGAGATCAAGAGACGCTGCCTTTTGCTCAGCCTTTCGCTCATTGGATTTTTCCATCATGTTGACAATTCCGGTAGAAGCGCCTTTGGTAGCATCTAAAGCGGATTTGGTCAAGTTTAACCTGGCGTTAAGCTTTTCGTTATACTTGGCCATTTTGTTGTCGTATTCGGCTTTCTCGGCATTAAAGTTCTTATTTTCGTAGTCGTAAATACCTTTAGCTCTATTAAATTTTTGATAAGACTCGGTGTTGGTCATAACGTCTTCTGGCACTTTTGGTCGTTCTGGTGCCTTTTTTGTAAAAGCTTCGGGTTTATCCACTTTACTGTTATTCAACTTGTATAAAGCCGCCGCACTACCAGCAATACCAGCAATACCAGCCAATCCCGCAAGTTCCGATACTCGACCTCTACCTGCGGATTTTGTGTTATCACCAGTCATTTGCCTAAATCTGGCGTTAAGATCATTCGGATTAACGGGCTCATCCGTTGTGGCCCGTTCAACTGTTGGGGTTTTCTTTTTAACAAGAAATCCGCCACGTTCCGATTTAGTAGCTTTTCTCTGAGCCTTATCAACTCGTTTTTGTCCTAATTTTGTAAGCGATCCATCCTTATTTTGGAATCGTCTCACACCCCACCGCTGGCCTTTAATACCATGGTGGTAAAGTTCATCGTAATACATTATTCGAATGCCTCTCTGTTCAACTTATATGCCACATAGGCATCCATCATAGCGGCAACCGCATCAATCTTCTGATCGTATCGCCGCTTATAAAGTTTTCTGTTACCGTTTGTATCCTCCAAAGTGATACAGTTACCCATCGCAAATTTCATAAGTTCTTCGTCAAACAAAAGAAGCCGCTCCTCAGCAAGTTTCTTTAACTCACCAAGAGGAACGGACTCTGTACGGGCGCCTTGAATCACCTTCTCTATCCCATAAGGAGAATTCTCTTTTGCCCAACGTTCTACGAAATCTTTTGCGTTATACGGATCGTAACCAAAGCATCTGACATCATACTGGTTATCATCGATGTATTTGA